GAGCACCGGCCGGTTCGTGACGGCGGCGCCGAGCAGCGCCTTGCCGTGGTCGACCTTGTGCTCGTCGCGATAGTTGGCCACGAAGGTTGGGCTGATGTACAGGTACTCCTTGTCGCGGATCTTCTGTGCGCCGGAGGGCGTGAACTCGACGGCGGCCTTGACATCGCGGCCTTGCTGCGAGAGACCGGTGATCCACGCGACGGCTTTGGTGCCCTTCCCGCGGTCGCTGCTGTGGTCCTCGTCGATGGAGACGCGGCCGCCGAACACCTGGCTGAGGTTGCGTTTCCAGCCGTCGACGTCGTCCTGCGTGATCTTGAAGTTGCCGTACCTCGGGTCGTACAGCTTGTCGTCGAGACGGGCGACGGTGATTGTCGCCTTGGGCGCAGGGTCGGTGCCCTTCAGCTCCGGCAGGTCGGCAAGCGTGACGAGATCCACGCCCGCGACTATCCGGCGGCCTCAGCTCACTCCCACAGTTGCTCTTGTGGATCCTGTTCGGGGACGGTCTCGAAGTCGGGCGCGTCGACGTAACGCCGGACGGCTTTCAGCTGCGCTGCCAGCGCCGGGATCGTGCCCCAAGCGTGCGGCTTGTTCCCGCGCCGCGGCATCCGTGCTCGGACGAGAACCGCCTCGCGCCAGATCGCGAAGTCTCGCGCCTTCTTGGACCGGAGCGGGTAGCGGTCGAGGAGTTCGACCAGCCGTAGGCAGTCGGCCTTTGTCACAACCACCCAGACCGCGACCGGTCGGGCGTTCGGCACCGAGGTCGCCTCCCGACGCCGGTACTGGCGGATGTTCGACAGGCCCGTCGCCTCGACACACTTTTCGAGGATCGCGCGATCGTCGAGCCTGAGCGTGAGCGTCATGCTCAGCTGCCAGCCGGTTCCCCAGCTGCGGATGACGAAGCTGCCCTCGCCGTCGATGAACCCGGCGAGCCAGTGGCCAAAGTCCGCGGGGACGTCGGGGTAGTCCGCCATGTCGGTCCAGCCTACCCCAGCCCCTTGACACCGTCAACCCCTAGAGCTAGGGTGCGGGGTACCCCCGGGGGACCCACCCGTCGGGGCATATAACGACCCGAGGAAGGGGCACCCATGAGTCAGCCAGAGTGCGCGCAGCCAGCGGTCACGACCGGGACGCTGGTCGAGCTAGCCGGCCGTCACGAGCAGCGCCGGCACTGCCAGCACTACGAGCAGGTCCTCGACGACGCACACCAGCTGCAGCTCCCGCAGCCCACGCTGATCGAGGCGTTCGCTGCGGCGATCGTCGCCGACCAGCAGTTCGACGCCGAATGCCGCGCGCGGGCGCGCAACCGATGACCGCCATAGGCCCGCTCGCGATGATCCTCGGCCTGTTCGCTGCCGCCTGGGTCAGCGACCGGCGCACGCGGCGCAGCGTGCCGCTCACCGCCGCCGACCACGAACGCTACGAGGACGAAGAGTCACGGTGGGTCGAAGAGCAGGCCCGCGCAGACCGCGAACACGAACAGGCGGGTGACAGCTACGCGCACGGCGGGCCACGACAGACCGCCGGGCGCTCCTGAACCGTGGCGGCGGCCGTCACCTTTTCCCACACGGCCGCCGCCACCCGCCCCGGGATAAATCGTGCAGCACCGCCGTTGACGGCGTTAACCTGACGGTGTACATGTCTCGCGGCTCCAGTAACCCGAACGCGCCGGCCGCCAAGCCGCCCGGGAAGCTCGTCGGTCTCGCAGAGATCGCCGAGAAACTCGGCGTCAGCCGCCAGCGCGTTTTCGAGCTCGCACAGCGCCCCGAGTTTCCGCGCCCAGAGGCGGAGCTACGGGGAGGACGTGTATGGCGCACGGACGCGATCGACCGATGGATCGCGAAGCACCGTCCAGGGGGTGCAGCCAGTGCCAATCCGCCCTGAGAACCGCGGCCGTTACCCCGACAACTGGCCCGAGCTCGCGCTCGACATCAAGGCCGAAGCCGGCTGGCGATGTGAGTGCCACGGAGAGTGCGGCCGCCCCCACGACGGCCGGGACGGCAGCAGCCGGTGCCCCGAGCGGCACGGTGAGCTGACCCTCCTGGGGCACAACTGCCACACGATCGTGCTCACGGTCGCGCACCTCAACCACCAGCCCGAGGACTGCCGCCGCGCGAACCTCAAGGCGTGGTGTCAGGGCTGCCACCTCCTCTTCGACATCGCGCACCACCGGCAGTCGAAGGTCGTCGCGACACAGTGCGCGCTCGAGCAGGCGGGGCAGCTCAGACTGGAGCTCGCGTGAGGTTCCTTTCACCGCTCAAGCGGGGTCGACGGGGCAGCCGATGGGTGCCCCACGTGTACCAAAGGGTCACAGTCCGTCTCGACCGGCTACAGCTCGCGTGGTGCGACGCGCTCGGCGAGCTGCACGGCTGGTCCCGGACCGCCGTCATCCGCGAGGGGATCCTCTACCTCGCCGCGAAGGAGTCCGCAAGGCTGCAGCGGACGCGCCGTGTCGAACTGCTCGGGCAGATCGCACGGGAACAGCAGCTGGACCCGGTCGCGAACTACTGGCGGGCCCGCGACGAACGGGAGCGTGCCGTCCGCGACGTCGGGCCGCAGCGCCCCTGCTTCCTCGACCCGAGCGTTGATCCGTCGTGGCGGGTGGCGCCGTGAGCGACCGTACGTTGAGCGTGGCGGAGGCGGCGCAGGCGCTCGGCACGTCGGAGAAGGCGGTGCGCCGGCGGATCGAGCGGAAGGTGCTCCCGTCGCTGCTGGTGGATGGGAAGCGCAGGATCCCCGCGAGCGCCATAGGGGCGAGCTCAGTGACCGAGGACCCGCACCCGGACGACCCGCCCGGGCTCGTACGGCGGACAGTCACCACTGGCGCCACGCCTGGTGTGGTGCCCATCGAGCTCCTGGACCGGCTGGAGCGGCTCGCGCGCGAGAACGGGCAGCTCCGGCAGATCGAGCAGTACGCAGGGCAGACGCAGGAGCAGCTGCTCGAGGCGCGCGCGAGGATCCGCGAGCTCGAGGCGCAGCTCGCGGACGCGGGCGGCCCGCGCCGGCGGCGCTGGTTCGGCCGCGGCCGCCCCACGGCCTAGCCTGTGGGGCATGGAGGGCTCAGAGGAGGTGCCCGACCCGATCGCGGCGCTCGACCAGGCACTCCGCGCCTGCGTCGACCTCGCGCGCGGGATGCGCGCCTACTACCAGGCATGCGTCGCCCAAGGGTTCACCGAGACCCAGGCGCTGCGGCTGACGATCGGCTACCAGGCGTCGCTCATGACGCTCGCTGGAGGACAGACCGATGCCTAGCTACTTCGGGCTGCCCCGCGGCGCCCAAGGATTCCAGGAGATGCAGCGCGCCGAGTACCGCCGCGGCCTGTCCTGCACCTACTGCTCCGACCCGATCCACGCGGACCAGGACGGCGTCATCGACGACGACCAGTCGACCTGGCACGCCGAGTGCTGGCTGCTGCAGAAGCTCCGGCTCCTCTCGCCGTCCGCGGGCACCCCGGCCGGTGGCCAGTCGCGACGCGACGCCGCTGTGATCGCCGTGTCGGAGTTCGAACGGCACGCGACCCTTGGGGCACGCACACCGGAGGAGCTGAAGGCCGACGCGGACCGGCGGGAGCGCGCGGCCGCCGCACGCGAGCAGACGCGCGCTAGCTAGCCGCGTTGGATGATGCGCAGCTCGTCGCTGGAGAACCCGGAGTGCTGGTCGCCCTCCTTGCGCAGCTGGTAGACCCAGATGCACCGGCACCGGTCGCCGCCGAGACAGTCGGGGTTCGGTGCGGGCTGGAGCGCGGGGTCGTCGAGGGCGCGTAGGACCCCATCGTCGGCGGCGGCACAGGGGCCGCAGGTGTTCTTGTCGAGGATGCTGGTGTACCTGGCGCCGATGACCTCGCCGGCGGCGATCTGGGCGGCGGCGTGCCGGCCGGCGGAGATCGCGCCGCCGGCGTGACTGGACGCGCCGGCGCGTAGCGCGCCGTGCCCGGCCTGTTCGCCGAGGTCGCGCAGCCGCCGTTGGCTGGTGATGCCGTGCAGCCGGCCGCGGGTGACGGCCTGGTGGATGGCGTGCGCGACCGCTTCGGCGACGAGACGGCCACGGGTCGCGAGGCTGGCGGGGTCGCGTGGGGCGTTCCCGCGCGCGAGCTGCTTCGGCGCGGGGTCGGCGGTGTAGCTGTCGCACACCTGGTTGGGGCGGACGGGGTGGTTGCCATAACCCCAGCAGACGCCGTTGTCGAACATGTGGCATGTCGCGCATGCCTTCTGCAGCCCCTTCTTCGCCTTCGCCTTGCGCAGCCGCGGGGGCGCCGGGGCGGCGGACAGGCCGACGGGGAGGGTGGTGGCGTGGCGGCGCTGGTGGTCGAGCTCGGAGCGGACGGTGGCGTGCCCGAGCGCGTAGAGCTTGTGCAGCTCGCTGGTGATCGCGGTCTCGAGCGCGGGCAGCCGGGGCGGCCCGGGGGCGCCGTGCTTGACGATCGCCTTGGTGGCGGCCTTGACCTGCGCGCGGCCGGCGTCCTGGAGGCGGTAGCGGGCGGTGTCGTGCGCCCAGTCGAGGACGTGGAGGTGCGCGCCCTTCTCGAACGGCCGCAGCGGACGGTTCTGGAGCGCCACGCGCTACTCCCGGTCGCGTTCGCGATCGCGGAGCAGAAGGTTCTGCGTCTTCACCGCGCCGAGATGCTCGCCGTACTCGGCCAGAAACGCGCGCTCGAGCTCGCGACGCGCCTCGCGATTCGCTCGCTGAGCGACCGGTGGCCCGGTGTTGCGCAGAACCTTCTCCAGCCCGTCGAGGTGGGTGTCGAGTCGCAAGAGAGCATCCTTGAGTGCCATCGGCCTAGAGGGTCTGGCCGTGGGAGCCGCGGGACACGAGCGAGTCGGGTGCGGCGGCGCTGGTGCCGTCGCCGGCGCCGCGATTGCGCCGCCGCGGGTTCTGGTCCATGTTCGTCGACCAGTCCACGTAGGAGCAGTTCACCGGCGAAGAGCAGCTGCAGCTGTCGTTGCCGCACGGGCACACCCAGCTGTCGGTCGGGCGGAAGTCGTGCAGCAGGTCGGGGGTGGGGACACCGTCGACGCCGGCTTTCCCTGAGCCGGTGGGCCAGGTGCCGTCGCCGGAGTAGCTCTGGCCGCGGCTGGGGGTGTCGAGCAGTCGTGCTTCCTGCTCCTCACGGCTCGCTTCGCGGGTGTCCGCGGCGGTTTCCCGGTCGGCGCCCGCGGATTCGCTGCCGGCGGCCTTCGCGGCGATCGTCTTCAGGCCCTGCGGGTCTGCGGCGGTGGCGTTCGCGCCGGCGACCGCGGCCTTGCGCTCCGCTGCGCGTTGCGCGTCGATCTCTTTGCGGACCGCCGGGTCCTGTGGGGGGAGGTCGGCACGGTCGCGGAGGAAGTCCTCGAGCTCGCCGTCGGCGGTCATCGCGCCCTTTTCGACCAGGAGAGCGACGTAGTCGCGGAGATCCGCGAGCGGCTCCTCGGCCATGCTCATCGACAGGGTGGGGAGCGGCGTGTCGGGCCCGTAGTTCAGCGCGACCCACCGGGGGATCAGGATCTCGTTGCACTCCGCCTCGGGGATCATCCCGAGCGCCTCACACGCCATGTTGAATGGGCCCTCCTGTACGTCTGCGGTCGCGCGCGCGCCGACACCGGACTGGCCGAGGCGGATGAACTCCTCGATGAACGCTGCGGCGATACCGTCCCGGTAGTGTTCGAGGGAGGGGTGCGGGTCACGGCCGCCCTTGCTGCCGGCGAGCCCCTCGATCCGGAACGTCCAGCCCCCCTGGTCCTTGACGGTGGAGGCCTCGGGGCCGGGCATGATGAGGTAGGCGAGCTCGCCGGCGCGGAGGTTCTGGAGCTTCGTCTCCAAGTCGGCTAGCACCGCGGGGGACGTGACGCCGGCGCGGGGTGGGAACACGACGGGGAGGCCGATCGCCTCGCGCTCCTGGGCGATCACGTCCAGGCGTTCCACCTTGTCCTTGAAGAACCAGGGCTTGTAACAGGGGCGGAGCATCGACACGCCCTCGTAGTTGTCGCCCTCGGCGTCGACCCGGTAGTAGAGGAGGTCCTCGCGCGGGATCGTCACGTACCCGCGGAGCGGCAGGAACTGCTCGATCGCCTCGAGCTCGTGGTTGTCGTCGAGCAGCCACCGGTAGATGGTGCGCGGGAGGCGCATCCCGAGCCGGCTGGGGGTGATGAGGTCCTTGCCGTTGCGGGTCGCGTGGGTCCACGTCACCTCGAACGGGCAGAACCCCCACCGGACGAACCCGGGGAGCGCTTCGGCGAGGTGCGCACGCCACCGGGGCCGCAACGGTGAGGTGGCGCCCTGCGCGCCGAGGCCGAGCGCCCACTCGAGGTTCTCCGCGACCTCACGGTCCCTCGGGTCGGCTTCGTCGCCGCCGAACGGCTCGACGCGCCACGCCGCTGAGACAATCGGGTTGATCGCCATCCTGACGGCACGGCGGACGTCGGGGTCGGTCCGGTACATCTGGTCGTAGATCCGGAGGCCTTCTTGGCCTTGGAGGAGGGTGTTGGCCTCCTCGAGCTGCAGGAACCCGGAGACGTGCGCGCGACCGGAGTCCGAGAGCGGCTGGTCGGTCGCGGACGGCTGGCGCTTGAAGATGTCGAGCAGGCCCATGGCTGCCGGCGACTATCCGGCTGCGCGGCCTGGGCGTTTCAGAACCCGTGGCGGTCGCGGCGTCGCTGCAGCGGGGTACGCTCAGCGGGCGCGCGCGTGGCAGCTGCTGCATGGTCGGGTCCGGGTGCCTCCCCTCCGGCGCCCGGGCCCGGCCGACAGATCGCCTCGTAGAAACAGGTGGAGCAGAGCGCGCCCTGCTCGGAGGGGTACAGCGGCGTGTCGCACTGGATGCACCGCCGGGAGGCCATGTCAGGCGAGCCCGGCGATGTCCTTCGCTGAGAGCAGGTGCGTCAGCTCGCCTTGGCCGTTGACGATGTGGATGCCGGCGAGCGTCCCACGGTAGGTGTGGACCTGCCGGCCGGTGAAGTGCTCGATCGCCTTGTCGATCTCGGGGCCGTGCCCCACGATCGTGACCGCCCCGTGGTCCTTGATCAGGCCCTTCGCGTCCCGGGGGGTCATCTCGAGCAGCTGCTTGTCGCGGTGCGCCGTCGGGGCGCCTTTGAGTTGGGAGGCGATGAGGACCGCGGACTGGACGGTCCGGATGCGTGGGGAGCAGTAGACGCCGTCCATCTTTCCGTCGGCGAGCTGGTTGAGGAGCTGGCCGGCGCGGAGGGATTGCTTGACGCCCTTGCGGGTGAGGGGGCGGACGTAGTCCTCCTCGAAGGTGTTGGTGGGGCTCTTGTCGGCGGCCTGGCCGTGGCGGAACAGCCAGAGGTGCGCGTCGGCGATCACAGCCGGGGACTATCCGGGCGTGTGGTTACCGTGCGGGCGGCTGCACCTCCAGGCTCCGTGCGTCGACCTCTGGGGGGCGCGCGGAGCCGCCCTTTTATCTGAGGTTCGCGCGGCGGCGGGCGGTGGTGGACCGCAGTCCGAGGTGGCCTTCGATGCCGGCGAGGCGCTCGCCGTGGTCGACGAGGGTGTCGGTGACCTCGTCGAAGCGCTCTTCGCGTTTCTCGCTGTCGCGGCGCGCACGGTCTCCGAGCCACCTGACGCCACCGACGATGCCTGTGAGCAGCAGGGTGACGATCGCGATGGCGACGCCGAGGGGTTCCCAGATCGTCGCGAGGACCGTCATGCGGCCGGGGCGACCTGGGTGGCCTGGTGGAGTGCGGTCGCGTGCTCTTCGTCGAGCTCCTGGCCGAACCGGCGGACCTGCACAGGGTTGGTGTGGACCGTCAGCGTGTTGTTCTGCGCCTTCACGCCCGGTGTGAGCGCGTGGCCGGGGATGAGCCCGGTGCCCTCGCCGGACGCGGACCAGTTGGTGGAGCCCTCCCACGCGACGAGCCCGTCGAGGACGCCGCCCTTGGTATGGCTGATCTGGTGGGTGGCGGACTGGCCGATCGCGAAGCTCGCGCGCATCTCCGGCGCCCATCCGGCGAGGATCTTGCGCTCGTGGACGCCGCCGGCCTGGCTCTTGTCGAGGGTGCCTTGGACGTAGACGTGGCGGTCGTGGACGAGCCGTTCGATCCTGGCGTTGAGCTGGTCGTCGTCGTACCCGAACATGTTGAGCTTCAGCTGGCTGGTGCAGTGTTCGAGGAGGTATTCGAGGATGCCGTGCACGTCGTCGCGGCCGACGTAGAACACGCGGTAGTCGGGGCTGTCGTGGTCGCTGAAGCTGCCCTCGCGGGTGTAGCTGGCGAGGTCGCCGAGCTCGAACGTCTGGAGGGTCGGTAGGGGGGTGCCGGGCATGCCGGCGACTATCAGGACCCGGGGGGTTAGAGGCGGCGTCGGGGGCCCGGCACGGGGCACAGGGGGGTGGTGTGCCCGCGCCGGGCCCAGCAGGCCGACTGGCGGATCAGGCGCTTGAGCGCGCTGGCCGTGTTGGGGGTCGCCCGTGGGTGGGGGACCGGCTTGCGTGCCCCGGGTGGGGCCCCTCTTCGCATAAGAACCTTCCTCCAGCTGATGCTGCCCCAACCTAGCCCCGTGGGGATGCCCCGTCAAGGGGACCGCACGTTCGTCTTGAATACAGGGGCGTGACCGTGCGAGCGAGGATCCGGCGGCACATCCAGCGGGCGACGGGAACACCGTCGCCCGCGGCGATTGCAACGGCCGTGCTCCGCGAGATGCCCCGAGCAGAGGTCCAGGCCGCGCTGGCTGCCGCACTGCCGTACCTGGTGCGGGACGAGGTGCGCAAGGTCCGCCACAACACCGTCGGCGCGAGCGCCGGGCGGGGCAAGTACAACTGGGATGCCCCGCCGGTCACCGAGCACAGCCCCGCGCGGGTGCAGCGGCTGCGGAGCGCGGGCCGGAAGGGGTTCGACGCCGCGCAGGCACGGCGCGACCGCGAGGCGGAGCTGCTCAAGACACCCGTCGCGCTCGGGAAGGGCAGGTGGAAGGCCCTCGGCGACTGCACGCCTGCCGACCTGCGGGAGCTTGCCGCGCAGTCGCGGGCTCGCGCGGACGAGAACGTTGCGCGCGCGGACGGCTACGAGCGGCTCGCGCGCGAGATGGAGCAACGCGGGGTGGAGACAGTCAGCGGGTACGACGTGGCGGCCATCCGTGACGCCTTCAGCAACGCCGCGTGAACCGCGCACCCAGGGGTACCGGGTGCGGCTCAGCCCAGCGGAGAAGCGAGAGCTGGAGCGGCTCGCGGACGCGGCGCGGGTCACGGTCGCGCACGCGCTGCGCGCGGGAGCGCTGGCGTATCTCGAGGAGCTAGAGCGCCTGGTCGAGTAGCCCGCCCGTCTCGGTCCGCCCAATCGACTGCTGCCGGTGCGCCACCAGCTGCAGGTCCGGCAGCGCGAGCGCGGCATAGGCGAACGCGTCGACCTGGTCGTCGTTCTTACCCGAGGGGAACAGCAGCAGCTCGCGCTCGTAGGCGTCGAGCCAGTCCGCGCCGGCACGGTGGTAGACGGTGTGCGCCTCATAGCGCGGGACGGCGCTGAGCGCACGGGTGACCTTGTCGGTGTCCGCGTCCAGCGGGATGATCGGGAGGCCCTGGCCGACGAGCTGGTGGATCACTTTCGCGCCGTAGGCCTTCGACTCGACGCGCACGTCGTTGGGCTTGTGGAGGTCGTAGTAGCGGCGGATCGCGGCGGCGAGGTTCTCGACGTCGAACCTGACGCGCTCCACGTCGAGCAGCAGCAGGTCCATCCACGGCGTGACGCCCCACAGCAGCATCGCGGTGTAGTCCGCGGTCTCTTTCTCGCTGAAGGCGGGGTCGATCGTGACGAACCTGTAGACGTAGTCGCGGCCGACGGGCTTGGGCTCCTCGCCGTCCTCGTCGCGGCGCATCCAGTACAGGTCGCGGTCGGGGTCCTCGTAGAAGGTGCGGAAGTCGGTGCGCTTGAACAGGCCGCCCTCGGCGGGCATGGGGCGCTGCTGGTACATCGCGGCCCACCAGTAGCCGCCGGATGCCTTGCGGGTCTGCTCGAGCGTGGCGTGGTCGAACAGCTCCGGGCAGAGCGCCATGCCCTCCTTGCGGCCTAGCGGGTCGCCTTCCTCGGCCATCGCTGGCAGGTTCAGGACCTCCCACGGCTCGCCGCCTTCCTGTTCGGCGGCGGCGAGCATCTGCCCGGCGAGGTCGTTCTCGTTCCAGCGGGTCATCACGAGGATCACGCCGGCGCCCTTCTCGAGCCTCGTGCGGGCGGTGGAGATCCACCACTCCCAGTGCTTGAGCTGGATCGTCTCGGACGCGGCCTCCTCGGCGTCCTTGACGGGGTCGTCGATCACGAGCAGGCGTGCGCCCTTGCCGGTGAGGCCGCCGCCGATCCCGGCCGTGACCATCACGCCCTCGTGGCCGTGCACTTCCCAATAGTCCGATGCGCTGGTGGTCTGGCTGACACGGACACCGAAGATCTCCGGGCCCCACTCGGTGAGCACGTCCCTCGCCTTCCGCCCCCAGCTGGCGGCGAAGCTGGAGTTGTACCCGGCGAGCATCACCTTGCTGTCGGGGTAGTTGCCGAGGAACCACGCCGGGCCGTACCGCGAGATGAGCTCGCTCTTGCCGTGCCGGGGTGGCATCGTCACGATCAGCCGCGGGATCTGGCCCGCTGCGACCTGCATGTACTTGTCGGAGAGGAGCCTCAGGTGCTTGAAGGGCACCCAGCCGGCGTCTGGCTCCTGCGCCTTGCCGCTCGTGACCCACGCCAGCCCGGCGGGCGAGGTCTGCGCGTCGACGATGTCACTCTCGGTCAGTGCGCCCCGCGCGACGGGCGAGGAGCGCGTGCGCGAGCCTGCGCGTCTCAGGGTCTCCGGCATCGACGGCGACTATCGAGACGAGGGGCGCCCCCGTTTCAGAACCCTCGAGCTGGACACGGGCCTTGGGGGACGCGTAGAGCGGGTCGCGGCGCTCGACGAGCCACGCGGCGGCACGCCAGTCGTCGCCCGCGGCGGCCGCGATCTGTGCCTCTGCGCGGACGACGGCGGCTGCGTTGGCTTTGGCGATCCGCTGCAGAAACTGCAGAAATGGCTCCTCGTCGGGGAGCGGCCTGGCGGCCTTGATGGCGGCGGCCTTTTCGGCCTTCGCCTTCTTGGTGCGTGGTTTCGCGGGCTGCCGGTCGAGGTGTTCTTCGGCTTGCTCGAGGCGGTCTTGCTCGGTGCGGCCGCGGGTGCGCCAGGCGTGGAAGGTGCGCTCGGAGATCCCGGCGTGCTCGGCGGCGAGCTTGTAGGACGCGGCACCGTTCACGGCTAGCTCGAGCTCGGCGACGATCGCCTCGGTGAGCTTGGTGTGTCTACCCATCGCCGGCGACGTGACGCTCGTAGCGGTCGACGATGACGTCGCAGTACCCGGGGTCGAGCTCCATCAGGTACGCGCGGCGACCCAGGTTGTGGCAGGCGATCAGGGTGCTGCCGCTGCCACCGAACGGGTCGAGCACCAGGTCGTCCAGCTGGGTGCTGTTGCTGATCGCGCGCTCGGCCAGCTCGACCGGCTTCTGGGTGGGGTGGAGGTCGTTGCTGGCGGCACGGTCTGCGGGCCAGACGGTGACCTCGTTCTTCGGGCCGTACCACCGTGGCGCCGTGCCGCGCCGGTGGCAGTAGAACAGCGGCTCGTGCTGCTGGTGGTACTGCGCGGAGAGCGCGCCGAACTGCGCGAGGTTCTTCACCCAGATGATCTGCGCGCGCACCTCCCAGCCCGTGCTGGCGAGCGCCTGGAGGACGGGCAGGGCGGCGGCGCCGGCGTGCCAGAGGTACAGCGCGGCCTTCGGGTCGACGGCGGCGGCGAGGGTGGGCAGGAACGCTGCATATATGCCGGTGCCGCGCTCGTCGCCGGCGAGCTTCTCGCGCTTCGTGGTGCCACCGTCGTAGTCGACGCCGTAGGGCGGGTCGGTGAGCACCAGCTGGGCGCGAGCGTCACCGAGCAGCTGCGCCAGCTGGTCGGGGTTGGTGCTGTCGCCGCACATGAGGCGGTGGGGTCCCAGCTCAACCACCCGCCCGGGCTTGGAGCGGGGCGCCGCAGGCCGCGCACCTGGGTCGGTCTGACGCCCCCCCCCGTCAGGGTCTAGTGAGCGGAGGAGCCGGTCGACGTCGTCCGCGCCGTAGCCGGTGCCGTCGAGCGCGGGCGCGTCGAGGGTCTCGAGGAGCTTCGCGAGGCCGGCCTGGTCGTAGCCGGCGAGGTCGTTCGCACGGTTGTCGACGAGCACGATCCGCTTCGCCTCCGCGGCGGTGCACGCGACCATGTGCGCGAGCACGGTGTCCCAGCCGAGGGAGGTGGCTGCTTCGACGGTGCCGTGCCCGGCGAGGATCCGCATCCCCTTCTGTTGGACGACGACGGCGCGGTATTGGCCGTTGCGCTCGAGCGACCTGGTGATGACGTCGAGGTTGTGGGTGCGTGCGTTCCCGGGGTAGGGCTTCAGGTCGGCGATCGCGGCTTGGCGGGTGTCGAGGATCTTCATGCGCGTGGGGGCTGGCAACGGGGGCAGGGGTCGTAGCGGGTCTCTCCGAGGACGATCCCGAGTTCGATGCGGCCGTCGTCTTCGCAGACGTGGCAGGCGGGCGCGCGGCCGGGCGGGTAGACCCGGGTCGGCGCAGGGGCGGCCGTGTCCGCGTGCGAGCTCATTCGTGGTCCTTGTCGCCGGCGTCCAACCGGGCGGCCGCCTTCTTCACGCGGGCCTCCGCGACGCGCAGCGCGGGCGCGGTCACGTCGGGGAGCATCCGTGCGATCTCTGAGCGGCGGTGGCCGGCGGCCTGGAGGACGCCCACCTTCATGGCGAGCTCGAGCTCCGGCTCAAGGTCCGCTATGAGAGCCCTGCGGAAATGCTGCAGAAACGACGAGCGCGGCCCTCGCGCGTCCGCCCGCGGTGGGACACTGCCAGTCAACGAAATCGCCCCCGCGTCGCGCAAACGACCGGGGGCACGACACAGGAGGACGAGCTCCTATGCAGACGCGAGAGTACCCGGAGGTCCCGCCCGACTTTGGCCACTGGCTCGCCGGCTTCATCGACGGCGAGGGCTGCTTCTACATCGTCAACTACAAGCACACCCGCGAGGGGGGCTACAGGATGTGCTTCTGCATCAACCTTCGCAGCGACGACGTCGCGATCCTGCAGCAGTGCGCAGCAGTGACAGGCCTCGGACGGCTCAAGGCGCGCGCCAACCGGGACAGCTCTCGCCTCGGGACTCGCCCCGGCATGGAATGGATCGTTGGCCGTAAGACGGACTGCCGACGGCTCGTCGAGCTGCTCGACCGCTACCCGTTGCGAGCGAAGAAGGCCCGCGACTACGCGATCTGGCGCGAGGCCGTGCTGCTGTGGGTCGACCTCACCCAGCCACGCGGTCAGCGCCGCGTCAGAGCAGAATGGGGCCGGATCCCCGTCCTCCGCGAGCAGCTGGCCGCCGTGCGCGCTTACGCCGCGGCCTGACGAACACATAGCTGGGTGGTGGGGACGAAGTCCCGGAGCGTGCGCGCCTTCGCGAGCGCCGCGTCCCCGAGCGATTCGCCGGCGTCGCCGCCGCGGGCCTCGTAGAGCCCGTCGAGGGACATGGTGGGCGGGTCGTAGTGCCAGCGGCGGCGTCCGGTGGCTGGGTCGGTGATGTACCGGTGCTCGGGGTGCCACCGGTGCCATGCGTCGCCGAGGCGGCGGGGGAGGAACATCGCGGCGTACCCGGAGAACCGGCCGGCCTGCTTGTCGATCCCGGGGCGGGCGGGGAGGGGTTTGTAGCGCTTCGCTAGCTCGAAGAGGATGACGAGCCCCTCGGCGAGGAGCTCTTCGCGCTCGGCGGCGTTGCAGCTGATGCCTGATGCGTCGACGGTGCGTTGGACGAACGCCTCGCAGTTCGCGATGTCGTGCAGGCAGGTGGGGTGGGAGAGGAGTGCCAGGGCCGTCTTGGGTCGCGCTCACCGCTGCTTCCGTGCGGTGGTGGTCGGACTATCTGACGGGACGCCTGCCCTGGCAGCGTGGGAGCCCCGTCGGCACTCACTGTCTATTAGTGCACGGCCAGGACCGATCCTGCAAGCGGTGACAGCCCGCAGGCCCGCGCCGCCCGCGGTGCTTTAAAGAACCCGGGGGCGCTCAGGCTGCTGTCTTAGCGCGGCTGGTCGCGGCGGCCACCCACGCTTCGACCTCGTCCTCGCCGCCGGCGGCGACGGGGTACGCGACGGGGAGCTGGGTGCCGTCGTATAGGTCGGTGAGCTCGAGTTCGGCGAGCACCCGGCCTGGTGCGGGCTCACGGGCGACGGTGATCTGTTGGCGGCGGCCGTGGCCGAGGCCGTAGCCGGCCCAGAACAGGCACCAGGCGGCGAGGATCCCGACCGCGAGGTAGACGATCACCTGCCCGGTCATTTGGTCCACCACAGGATCAGCTCGAGCCACGCGCCAGCGGCCACGCCCCAGGTGAACCAGGCCCAGGGCCTCACTCGCTGTCCCAGGCTGGGCGGGCGCGGATCGTCGCCGTCAGATCCTTCGGCGCGATGTGCTGGATGTACCTCGACGTGATCGCAGCGTTCGTGTGCCCCAGCTGCGCCTGGATCGTCGGGAGCGGCGTGTCCTCCATCGTCAATTCGAACGCGTGGGTGTGACGGAGGCCGTGGGGGTGGACGCGCTTCTCGATCCCCGCCCGTGCTGCGAGCCTGGGGAGCAGCTCGCGGAGATACCGCCCCGAGAGGCGCTGCCCTTGGAGGGTGCAGAACACGGGGCGGTGGCCGGTGATGCCGAGCTGGCCGCGCAGCTCGAGCCAGAGGTCGATGCGGACGAGCGCCTCCCGGTCGATCGCGACGACGCGGCGCTTGTCGCCCTTGCCGTGCAGGACGGTGAGGTGCCCGGCCTTGCGGTCGATGTCCTTGGGGCGGAGGTCGAGCAGCTCCGAGCAGCGGATGCCGGACCGCCAGAGCGTGGCGACGATCGCGGCGTTCCGGATGCCGGTGGGGGACCTGTGCGAGCATGCGCGGAGCAACCCCGCCACCTCCTCCCTGGTCAGGGGCTCGGCCGGAAACCGTCTCCCCTTGTTGGGGGATGGGGCCAGGGATGAGCCGTCTGGATTGCGCGGCCCGTGTTTTGGGCATGAGCCTCTGGCTAGTGGCGCGAGGCAGGTGGTGCACCTGGCGCGCCGGCGGCGTTGCTTGGCGGGGGCTGGGGCGCTCATAGTTCTCCGCACCCGGAGATCGACATGTCGAACCTGGCGCGGCCGTCGGCCATGTCGCGGGTGATCTGGAAGGAGTCGACGCGCAGGCGCCTCGCCCCCTTGTAGGCGTCGCGCTCGAGCAGCTTCGCCAGCGTCTCGCCGATCCGCTCGTCGGCGGACCGGCGGCCGCGTGCGGTGAGATGCCCGGCCGCGAATGCGCCGGCGGCGACACCGAGGATGCTGGCGAGGAACAGGAGGATGCTCATACGGTGACCCGGACGGCGGAGCCCATCGCGCTGATCCGCCACGGTGACCCGACGCGCTCGAGCACGTCGTTGGCTTTCGCGACGAACGGTCGGTAGTCCTCGACGGGGACGCGCTCGAGCTCGTGGGTGAGCACGGTGATGAGCCAGACGGGTTCCTCGGTCGCGTGCGGGGCGGCCGTGCGGTCCTCGTAGCCGCCGCGAAGGCTGTTCATGCGGGGATCTCCTCGGGCTCGCGCTCGGGTGCCGGCGTGTGCTCGGGCGGTGCGGTGGGCTCCTCCTGCGGTGCGGGGAGGGTGGCTGGTGCTTCGACGGGCTCGACGATGATGGTGCGTGACGGGCCGTCTAGTCCTGCGCGTAGCGGGCGCATTGTTTCCTCCTGACGTGTAGTAGCACCCCGACCCATGCGAGGTTGACGATCAGCGCGATCAGGTTCAGTAGGTGGACGCCGTGCTCGGCGAGCCGGTAGGCGTTCCACCCGGCGAGGGTGAGGTTGAGGCCGGTCGCGATGCTCCAGCTGGGGTGCATTGGTGGCCGAGATGGGGGTGAGGGGGCGGTGTTGAGCGCTGCCGCAATGGCCTGGACCGCGGGGAACGACGGCGCGGCGGAGGACGGTGGTACGAAGAAGGCCGGTGGCGACGGCGGGGCTGTGTAGCGCGCGCCCGACGCGCCCATCGGCGATGGGAACGGCGGAGGCAGGATCAGGCGCGGTAGCCGCTCTAGGTCAGCGATCGTCGGCTGCTTGGGGAGCAGCTGGTCGGGCACCCGGTCGCCGAGCTGCTGCAGCTCGGGGTCGGTCGTGACGTCGCGCACCTCGATCAGCCGCACGTGGTAGAGGTCGGCGGCCTTCTGGAGCTGTGCGCGGGCGTGTGGTCCGTCGTAGGGGTCGTGGACGAGGGCGACGATCTGGGCGTACTCGGCGCGGAACCCGTTGTGGTGTACCTCGATCCGCCCCCAGGCGGTGATGACGGCGCCGGCGCCGCCAGCGATCCCGCCGGCGGGGTTGAAGGTGGGGGCTCTGAGGCCGCCTGTGAACCAGCCTGGGGGGATCGCGTGGAAGGCGTACAGGCCGCAGGTGCAGTCTTGGACCGGCGCGTCGTGTGGCGGGGCCTCGGGCGGCGGCGGCGGGGTCTGGCGGGGAGGTGTGCCGAGCGCGTAGTAGTACAGGCCGCCGAAGGTGCCGGCGTCGCAGCGCGCACGGTTCGGGCCCGGCATCCACGTGTTGTCTGTCGAGACGGACGACAGCTGCCCGTGCGGGTCCAGCCGGAAGGTGCGGTAGCCGAGCACCTTCCGGCTGAGATCCGGGGTGCTCATGCGGGCCTCGCCGCGACGGCTTGCCAGGCGGGCGCGAACAGCCGTGCCGCACGGGTGCGGCGGACCTTGGTCAGGATGGTGGTCGCGAGCCAGTAGTCGCGGCGGCAGGTGAGGACGACCGCGACGTGCATCCACTCCGGGCCGCTGCCGGCGGGGGTGCCGAGGGTGACGAGCTCGGCGACCCAGCAGGGGCGGGTGGCTTGGAGCTTCCAGGATGGGGCGCCGTACCTGACGGTCGCGGAGGACCGGACGATGTCGAGCACCGCCTGGTCGAGGACACCGCGCGGCTCGCCGGCGAGGTCGTTACGGACACGGAGCAGCAGCCGGTGGCGGCAGTGGCTGGTGACGACGAGCTGGGGGACGTGATCTGCGGCGAGCATCAGGCGGCCTCCACCGACTCGATCTTCGTGTCGGGGATCGTGATCACGAGCTCGCGCGGCGGGTTGCGGCCGCGGAGGCGCGCGTAGTCGAACCGGACGATGTCGCGGAGGCGCCGCCACCGTCGCCCGAGACCCCGGACCTTGCGGTGGTGCGGGTTCAGGTCGTGCCGGATCTCGAGCGTGACGTGCTGTTCGCCGGCGTGCACCGCCAGGAGCGCGGCGTCGGCGGGGGGCAGCGTCAGCTCGGCGACCAGGTGGTGGGCGACGTCGAGGTCGACCGGCACCAGGCCCTCGGGGAGCGGTGGCAGCTCGTGCGTGAGCGTGACCTTCCAGTGCTCGAGGTCGACGCTGTCGCCGCCGGGCAGGTGGGCGCGCGCGTCGGTCACGGCAGCCGGTCCCACCCGCAGGAGGTCAGGATGACGCGGGTCGACTTGCCGAAGGTGCGCACGGTACGCCGGCTCGCTGCACACCATCTCCCAATGCGTCCGCTTGACGGCGGCCACCGTGGCGCGCAGCCAGGGTGCCAGCCAGAGCGCCACGCTCTCGCGGCGGCCCGACCACCACCAGGCCAGCCGCCGGCGACGGTTCCCGTGACGCACCGACAGAGGGACGAACCCGTCGTCAGCCATCAAGTGCCTCTAGCGCTTCGACACCGGCGTCCGTCAGCCCCCAGACCGGCTCTGTCGGCCGGCGCCGTTCCACGAGGCCAGAACGCTCAAGCTCTTGGAGCTGGCGCGTGACCATCCGCCCATCGCCGGTGTTGGGCCAGCCTGGCTCCCCAGCTACGAGCGCCGCGATGTACCCGGCCTGCGCCCAGCCCTCATCATCAGCGGCTCGGTCGAGTGTCCGGATCAGACTGTCGTGGGCCGCGTCGGTCAGCACCATCGCGCCTCGACTATCGCTACCGCTTTGGTACGGGGGGCCCGCGCCCCGTGTTTGTGGGCGCGCGAGCGCCACCGGCTACCGCTTTTGTGCCAAAGCGGTAGCCATATGCGCCCAAAACCGGCCCTCCGTACGAAAGCGGTAGTCCACCGCCGGTTCTGAACCCTCACGAAACAGCCCTCCCGAGGGCCCTCTCAGCCGCCGCGATCGACCGGTCGCGCGGGTCCGGCTCGCCGCGCGCCCACGCCACGATCGCCGCGCAATCCCCGCACGTGTTCGGGTGAACCGCGACCGCGTCGGACGAGCCACCCATGCACAGGTCCCGCAGGTGCAAGTAGAGCTCTCGCGGCATGAACAGGTCGCTCTGGTCCCGAAGCGTCATTGGGATGCCACCTCCCATCCGGTCGGGTGCGTCACCGAGCCGCGGGGCAGAAGGTAGGTCCGGCGGCCGTCGGGGAGCGTCACCGCGAGAGCCCCTTCGCGCTCCCGCTCCCGCTTTATTCGCACGAGATTGCCGGGGTGGGGCGCCTCAAAGCGGTTGGCCGGGTAGTTCCACACGACGACGCTTTCACCGGAAGGCGTCATCGCTGCCACTCCGTCCGGATGCCAAGCTCGCGGCAGCGCTCGAGCAGGTAGCCCGTCGGCGGCCCGACAACCCCCTGCGTGCCCTCGACGCCGTACTCGCGATCAACCATGAAGCTGATCGCCTGCGCGAGCGCGTCCGCGAGCTCCGTCGGGATCTCGACCGTGGCCGGCCGGCTGTCGCTTTGACCCGGAGGCGTCATGATCGTGCCTCCTGTCCGGCTTCCCACGCGACGATCCGGTCTCCGCGCCAGCCGAGCACATAGTGGTATTCGCCCACGAGCCGCGTTTCGAGATGCACGGCCTTGATTTCGCCGCGCCAGGTCACGCGCACGAAGCAGCTCGTGGTGTCGGCCGTTTCATGCCGGCGGCAGTAGCCGATGAACACGTTCGGGCCGCCGCCGTGCCATTCGTCGCGCAGCACGCGCTTCGCAGCGCTGATGCTCGGCGCCTTGTGCTTCGCCGCAGCCGCCGGCGCCACGCTGGTCGCGAGCAGCGCGAGCGCTAGGAGTGTCGCTTTCCTGATCATGCGGCCACCGCCTCGAGCTCGGCCGCTTCGGCGATGCAGAACCCGCACCGGGTCGCAGGCTCGACCATCCGCTCACCGCACTCGCAGGTCAACACCACCGGCGGCGGCGGTGGCGGCGCCAGCCAGGGTCGCCGCAGGACACGCACCAGCTCGGCTTCCGCCGGCGTCCGCCTACCCTCCGGCGAGCACTCAACATGCTCCTGGGAGCAGTCCGGCCGCAGGCAGTGCGGGCACTCCGCGACCGTCATGCCGCCACCCCCTCACGCTCCGCAGCCTCCGACGCCAGCTCGAACGACGCGAGCTCCAGCGCCTCCTCGATCGACAACGGCCCCACCAGCTGCAGGTAGGACACGTCGTCCGTGACCGCCGTCACATCGCCGAGCAGCACCCGGACGCACACGTCGCCGCGGTGCACACCGACGTCCTGGTCGGTGAGCGCACCAACGAACCCCGCGAGCGTCGCCGGGCCCTCGAACCTCTGCCAACGCGTGTCCGGCTTCCGCCACACGCCGCGCGCCGCGGTGATCCGCACCCCGCGCGCCGGCGCGGCCGCCGCAGCAGCCTGCAGCGTCTCGTAGTCGCGCGGGGTCAGCATGACGCCGCATGCGCGTCGGCGGTGAGCGCCTTCCCGATCAGCGCGCCGACCAGCCGGTAGCGCCGGTCGCGCGTCAGCGCGCCGACCAGCCGGTTCTCCGGCACAGCGACCGCATCCAGCAGCTTCACCGTCTCGATCCCGCCCACACGCCGGCACGAACGGAGCAGCTCCGCGACCTGCATCTCGCGGATCACCTCGGGCGGGTCGGTGAGCAGGTCGGCGCACAGCCGTAGGCTCGCGCCCTTGTTCGGCTGCGCGGTGAGGCGCCGCTTGATCGCTGCTCGAGCAAGCCGGACGTGGTTGGCCTTCGCGAGCGCCACAAGATGCTGCGGCGGCGCTACCGGATCGATACGGTCGCTGGGGTGGGGTGGGGCGATGGTGCTGCCCATGGCTGCTTCCTCCTGGTTTGTGTTGGTGGGTCAACAACGGCAAGGTCAGTCGGGTCGGTCAGGCGGCTCTCCGGGATGGCCGGGGCTGCCGAGGTCGGCGCTCACGACCCGGCGGCGGGTTGGCGGCCGGCCGGAAGTCGAGGACCACGCCGAGCTCAGCCGCAGTCGGCGCGAGCGCGTTCGCGTACCGGCGGCCGCAGAAGTCCGCGGCGCGGCCGGCGAGCACCAGGCGCCCGTCCTCGACGTCAGCGGCGAGGGTGCGGAGCATCATCCGGCCCTGCTCGGGAGCACCGTCGACGATCTGCCCCCAGAGCTCGAGCGCCCTGCCGTTCCCCTCCTCGGGAGGATCCGATCTCTCGTTCCCCCCCTGCTCGGCAGGGGGGGCCAGGGGGGGTTGATGGTTCCCTTGACGGTTAAGGGACGGTTCGGGTGACACAGCTATGGCACCCCTAGATGCTCCAAATGGCACCCCTACCGGGGTCGAAATGGCACCCCTAACCTCCCCGCTAGGGGTGTCAAGATGGCACCCCTGGGCGGGCTGGTCGTCCTCACCAGCGGCGGGCCGGTAGGGCGGCTTCATCCGGCCAGCGTCGAGGCGCAGCTGGTATTCGGTCGGACGGTGCCGGCGGGCCTCAGCGAGGACCTCAATCAGCCCCGCCTCGCGCAGCGTCGCGATGATCCGCTTGACCTGCCTGCAGGAGTAGCCGGTCTTCCACGCGATCCGGCCGACCGACGGGTAGACCTTCGTGCCGTCGTGCTCGGCGTGGTCGGCGAGCGCGAGCAGCACCGACTGCTGCGCGTTCGGCAGCTCGAGGTCCCAGACGCGCCCCATCTGCTTCGCGCTCATACCGGGGGCTCCGGCATCGCGATCCCGATGTTGCCGTCCTCGAGGCGGCCGAGGTACCCGCGGTCGAGCAGCTGCGCGAGTGCCTCGAATGCGGCGGCTGGGGCGACGTTGCAGAAGATCGCGATCCCGTCGGCGGTGGGGTCGGAGATCCCGTCGCTGATGCCGATCAGCGCGAGCTTCAGGAGGGGGGGTAGCTCGGTGCGCATGGCCCAGGCGAGGGCTGCTGATCGGCTGATGCATGTGTCTGCGTCTGGGCGCAGGCCAGTATCGGCGGGCATGGTGCTCGCTTTCTCCCTGGGGTCTAGGTGACTTCGTGGACGGAGGGGAGAGGGCTGGCCTACACCGCGACGGCCTCCTCGGTCGGTAGGAAGCCGGCGGCGAGCTGGAACGCTCGCGCGACGGGGAGCGGCATGTAGCCGAACTCGGCGACGATCGCGATCCACGCGGTCCGGGCGTCGGGCCCGATGAGCTGGCCGAACGCTGGCGCGTAGGGTCGCTGGGCGGCCTTGCCCTTTGGGAGCGGCGGACCGTACGGGTGGTCGCTGTCGGCGCTGTTGCGGGTGCCGGCGTCGATCTCCTCGGCGGACACCTCGCCCATGCCGACGAGGTTGCTGATCGCACGGTTGCGCGCGCGTGTCGCCGCGGTCGACGGCAGGTCGTGCTCGAGTTTCCGGCGGCCGCTCTCGCTCGAGAACCGCGGCTCGTCGACCGAGCAGTAGCCGTCGCCGACCATCGAGCGCCCAGACGGGGCCACCGCGCGGATCCACACTTCGGCGGTCTCCGGCTTGCCGTTCTCGTCGCGTTTGATCAGGACGGGCGCGGCGAGCTCGGTCTCGAGGTCGAACGCGGCGGCGATCTTCAGCCACCCGGACTTCTTGACGAACCGCTTGTCGCCCTGCTGCTGGTAGTCGCCGGCGTCGAGCAGCCTGGGCAGCATGCTCTGATAGGCCGCGAAGCTGTCGACGAGCTGGTCGACGTCGAGGGGCCTGATGACTTCACTGCGCCGTTCGCGCCGTGCGACGGCGAGCGAGACGGGCGGCTCGACGACGGTCGCGTCGACGAGCTGCTCGGGGTCTTGCGGTACGACCTGCTGCTCTGCTTGACTGTGCGCACTCATGGAGGTGTGTCTCCTTGGGTCTTGCGCTCGACGGTGCTGGCCGTGCGAGCGCTTTTTTATGGGTACGACGTTGCTCCCGTCTGTCCGGTGGGAGCGGGTGAAATCGGTGTGTCCCCGGGTTGACGGGGCGTGGCCGGCTAGTAGGCTGGTTGCCACTTGCGAGCTTCCTCTTCGCAGGTCGCGCCGTCCGGGCGGTGGGTCGTCGCGGACGGCAATCTTTGTGGCCGGGTGTCCCGGGCTGTGACGCCTCCGGGACGCCCGGCCTTTTTCTTGGCCCGACAGGTCATGCGGCCTTGCGGGTCGGGAGATCGGGTCGAGCGGGGCGCTGGCGGTTGGCCTTGCGCTGCGCTCGATAATCGATGGAACGTACCGCGGCGCTGGTCGCGGGGAGGGTCTCCTGGGAGACCGCGCGGATCAGGTGGCGGGCGGCGTCGGCGACGGAGTCGAGCGCGTCGTCTTGCAGCTCGGCGGCGGCCTGGAGGATCTGCTGGTCAGCTGGAGAGTGCGGCGGGCGCTGACGTGGTTTGCGGGGCGCGCGCGGCTGGGGCGGGAAGAGGTCGTCGAGGGGGATTTTGAGCATCCCCGCGATGAGGCGCCGTCGGAGCTCGGAGGGTTGTGAGTGCCCCCAGATCCACCGGTTGATGAGCGCGGTTTCGATCCGGGTTGTCCGGCGCTCGGCGATCGCGATCGCTTCGCCGAGGGCGCGAGGGCTGATGCCTCGGTCGGCGAGGATCTCGCCGAGGGGGGTCATCTCTTCGCGCGGCAGGACTACGGGGCGTGGCACTTAGGGCTCCTCCTCGGAGGGTTACGACGTGTGGGTTACTTCGAGTTTCGGCTACCGTACTCCTGCCTTCGGACGGAAGTCAAGACCGTTGGACGCCGTGCACCCGCAACTAGCGACAGAAACCGCCGGCGAGCCGTCTAGCCGCGGAGGTAGGCCTCGAGGAAGCGTTCGGCGATCGCGAGGCTGAGCGGCGAGAACCCGCACGCCGCGCGCGCGGCGCGCAGCCGCCGCTCGTGGCGGCGGCGTCTCAGGCAGCGCATCGGTGCGCCGGCCCGACCTGTGCGCCCGTGGGCCGCAGGTCTCGCTCGATGTACATCGCGCCGAGCATGTACCGCATCTCACTCCGGGCCCGGTCCTCTTCGGGGCTGTCTGCGGGCGCGGCGAGGTACCGGTCGAACGCCTGCAGGTACAGCCGCTGGGCGGGGGTGAGCGGCTCGAGGTCGGGGTAGTAGTCGACGACTTCCCCGCCGACCTTGCACGGGTCTTTCGGCGGCGGCTCGGGCTGGGCCATCCAGCCGAGCTCCTGCATCCGCAGCAGCGCGGGCCCGATGCTCCCGACGCCCAGCTTCAGGTAGGACTGGTGGACGTAGGAGCGGACCGTGGAGCGGCTCAGCCCGAGCTCGGCGGCGGCCTGCTGGTAGGTGTTGCCGGCGACGAGTAGCTCCATGACCTGCATCTGGCGGCGCGTGAGCGGGGCGGTGACCTCCTCCACCGGCATACGCGCGCCCCTAGGTCGAGAGCCGGTGTGCTTCGTGCTGCCAGTGCCGCCAGAGCTGCCCCCACCGGGGGCAGAGCGGGTAGGCGTGGCGGCCGTGGACGTGGAAGCAGCCGTGGCGGTGTAGGTCGGCCAAGAGCACACCGGCTTCGCGCACGGCTTTCGCGCGGAGCTGCGCGCGGGTCGGCGCGGGCGCGGCGAGCGACAGCAGGCCGAGGGATTCGTCACGGTCCAGTTCGCCGCCGTACCAGGGGACGTGGCAGGTGCCGCACCACTGGTGCAGCTTGGTCGCGCTCGCCGGGTAGCCGGGCAGCGGACGGGCGGGGCCGAACCATATTGCGGGCCAGTCCCAGCCGGGGCAGCGGCCGCCGCGGTAGGTGCCGGGGGAGCCATACACGCCGTAGATGTGGACGCCGGCGGCCTGCACGTGCCGGACGTAGGCGCAGGTGACGGGGTAGGCGGCAGACTTCTCGGCGTCGGCCCATACGCCGAGCTTGCGGCCGTGGCCCGCCGCCATCGAGAGCGCGATCTGCGCCTGGCCGACCGGGTCGGCTCCCTCGATGAACGTGTAGGTGCCCCAGGGGATCCCGGCGTTGTTCGCGGCGGCCGCCTGCAGCCAGAAGAACGGGTTGCGGAAGAACCCGTCGTTGGTCTGGATGATCACGAACCGGAGCCCGGCGGCGCGCGCGGCGTGGAAGTTCGGCACGCCCTGCCAGTTGGAGATGTCGATGCCTTGCGGTGTTGGTGACGCTTTCGCGATCGGCGGGCCGCCGGGGCGCGCTTCACCGGCACCGACGCAGGCGGTGCTCGCGGCGGAGCGGCGTGCGCAGCTGGCGGCTGCTGAGGGGCTGCTGCTGGCCGCCACGAGGGCGACGAGCAGCAGCGCGAGCAGCGTGAGGCGGAGCCTCACGAGCCTTCTGGGACGAGGTAGTGCGCGACCAGGCCGGCGACGAGCACGATCAGCCCGTTCAGTTCCTGGCTGATCCCGAGCGGCAGCAGCTGCACGGCGGCGTAGGTCAGCCCGGAGGTGATGACCTGCACGACCAGCTTCTGCGAGAGCGGCCCGACACCCACGAGTCCGAGGACCCGGTTGATGGTCTTGACGATTGAGCTCATGCGCCGACTATCCGACGGCGCCCGACCCCACCACCCCCGCCGAGAGCGCCAGCCGCGCCTGCAGCGTCTCCAGCAGGTTCGTCCCCAGGTCCAGTTCCACGCGGGTGTTGGGGGAGCCGTCCTTCGACACGGTCGTTTCGACCCTCGAGATCCGGAACACGTCACGGCGCGCGGTGCCTTGTTCGAGTAGCGGCCCGCCGTCGACGAGGTCGGTAATCCGGATCCGGTCGATCCCCGGCCTCAGCAGACACGACGGCTTCGACGCACCGTTCGCTAGGCGGACCGCGACAGGGAGCGTCGCCTGCCCGGCGCCCCTGGAGGCGACCTGCGCGAGCTGCAGCGCGAACAGCCCGAGCGTCCGCGCACCGGCTTCGTCTGTCAGGCCACCTTCGAGCTTCAACGTCCGACCTTTCCCGCCGGTCGCTTCATACAGCTGCGGGTTCGCGACCGTGACGGTCACCTCGCCACTCGTCCCGCCGGCGTCGGTGTAGGAGACGACGCAGGTGTCGTACAGGTCGCCGAGCCTGCTGGTGATGTCGAGTTCGTCGCACTCCGCCTTCGAGATGACGCAGGTCGCGTCGGTCGGGGGCGGGCGGAAGTCGAGCCGCGGTTCGCTGCCGAGGATCGTCGCGGGCTCCCACACGCCCCACGTCCAGCCCATCAGCTTCGCCATGTCGTTGATCACGTCCGCCGGGTCCGTCGGCCCCCGGTAGACGACATGGGGAGCGATGTAGCCCGTGCTGTCGAGGAACACCCCTCCCTGGATGCCGGCGACCTGCGCGAGTGCGTGCCGGGCGATGTCGGAGGGGTAGAGGCCGACGGGGTTGTCCCCGCGGCCGGTCAGGCCGTGGGTCCCGTAGACGGCGAGGTTCTTCCAGATCGCGGTGGCGACCGCGCCTGCCCCACCGCCGGGCGTGCCTTCGTTGACGTGGACGAGGTTGGCGTACCGGAACCCTTTGGTGGAGTTGAAGTACGACGTGTCGCCGCCACCCGCAGTGTTTAGGTTGACGCTGCTGTCGACGCTGCCGGCCTGGTCGTCGCCACAGGTCTTTATGAACTCCTGCCAGGTGCCGCCGGGCGCGTTCAGCAGCGACAGCGCGTGGTAGATCGCGGCGATCGCGTTCCCGGGCCCTGCGTCGTACCAGCTATCGACGATCGGTTTCCACGGTTCGGCCCAGTCGCCCTGAATCTGCTGGATGAGAGCCGGCACGTTTTCCGTCTGGTCACTCGCCACATTCGTGCTGCCCTGCTGGTAGTGACCTTGAGTCAGCGCGATCTGGCGCCCGACGCTCGGCCCGTGCCACTGCGACAGGTCCCGGTCGACGTAGATCATCTGGTACGGGTTCTCCTTCAGCAGCGCCTGCCACCCCTCGCAGCCCGTGGTCTTGGTCGCCCGGCCGTGGACGGAGTGGTCGACGAGCTCCGCGACCCGACCGTCCCATGCGACCTCGAGGCCCTGGCGGATCGTGATCCTGGTGCCCTTCGTCGGCCGGTCCGCCGAGGGGAGCCCCAGCGTGGCGATCTCGAAGCCGCCCCGGTCCACCGCGCTGAACGTGATGCTGTCGCACCGGTCGGTGATGTCGCGGCCGCCGGCGAGCACCTGCATCCTGGGACGGTCGATCAGCGTCATGCCGGCGACTATCCGGGCGGCCTATACGTCGACGGCCCTTGACGCCGTCAACCCCCCGGGCTATGGTCCGCTCATGCGCAAGCCGACCCCCGTCATCCTCGCCGCCGCCGCACTGCTCCTCGCCGCCTCACCCGCTGCGGCATCCCAACCCAAACGGCTCTCTGTCACCCGCGCCCGCCAAGCGATCGAGCAGGCCGCCGGCCCCGGCACCACGACCGCAGCGTGTCACCGTCAGACGCGCACCGCCGTCACGTGCGCGTTCGCGACGCCCGCCGCGAACTTCGGGATCACGTTCGACGGGCCGCCCCCGGTGTATGAAGCGTGGGCCACCGCGCACCTCACCCGCCGCGGCACCACGACGGTCGCTTTCCCGACCGACGCCTAGCGCGCGTAGAAGAACCGCTCGCGCACGCTGACGACCGCGCTGATCTTGTCGTTCGCGACGCCCTGATCGAACGGGACGCAGACCACCGCCACGCTGGTGGTCGACGGGACGGCCTTCGGGAAGCTGCCCCGCTGAGCGCTGACGAGCTTCGCGCCGCCGAACACGCCGCTGCTCGCCGTCCGGTAGCTGTCCACGTTCACCCCGTCGATCCGGTAGCTGTCGAACGCGGCGATGCTGTTCGACGGGATTGCGGAGACTTCCCAGCTGAGGACCTTGGTGTGGAACGCGGCAGCACCGGAGGGCATCGCGAGCGCAATCGCTGGCGCCCCGGCGCCGGCGACGGCCGCGTTCGACGCGATACCGACAGACGCCTGTGCCATCGAGCCAGGCGCGAACACGGGCCCCCCGTCGTCGCGGGAGAGGTTCACGAACCCCTTGGCGCCTTCGAGCTGCAGGCTGAGGCGGTACGCGAACCCGGCGGACAGCGTCGGCACCCGCGCCGAGGCGAGCACGAGACCGGCCTGGCCGCCTGCGCCGGTGGCGACCTCGAGCGAGAGGAACCCGGAGGCTGAGAGTCGGCCCTGCACGTACTGGCTGGCCTGAACGTCCTTGAAGAGCCGCACCTCATAGCCGCCGCCGGCGGGGGCGGCGAAGTTGGGCTTTGCCGCGATCCGCATCGAGTCAGACAGGACCGCCACACGGTCGGCGTCGAACACCAGTGTTGTGGCTGTCTGCTGCGTTTTAGCGGTCAGGAACCCGCCGTCGGCGAGGAGCCCGAACCCTGTGGCGCCTGCACCGCCGGCGTTGTTCTGTGCGGGGCGCCATGCGTTCCCGACGTCGTCTTGGCCGGTGTCGAGGGTCTGGATTCGGTTGAACGCGTCGCGCGAGACGAGGGTGCCGCCGGCGCCGCCCTCGAGGATCAGGGTGAGGCTCTTGTCCGGCAGGCAGATGATCTCGTTGATCGACAGGCCGGGTGACCCGAGGATGGCTGGGCCGGCGGCGCCGGAGGCCCAGATCGCGCCGGCGAGGATCGAGATCTTCGGCTGGGTGGGGAACCCGACGGTCGGCAGGCGACACACGCCGAGGTCGACCAGGCCCCACGCTTCGAGGGTGGATGCGACCGCGGTGCCGCCCATGCTGTTGCCGTAGGGGTCCAGCGCGGTGATGCCGATTCCGCCGCTGATGTTGCTGTCGACGATCGCGAGGATCCTGTTGTCTCCGCCCATGATGGTTGGGTTCTGCAGCGGGATACGGCAGGCGACTCCCGACGCGCCGCCGGTCGGGCTGACGGGCAGCGCGAGGTATTGGGATCCCTGTGCGCCGCTGGCGCCGATAAGCGTGGCGCCTCCCTGGGTGTCCACGAGCGACGCGGCGGGGATCAGCGCGCTGTAGGAGGGGTTCGTGATCGGTGCGATCGCGACGATTCGGCCCTGCGTGGGCACCACGGCGCCGGCGACGATCGTCGTGTCCAGCAGCGCCGGCGCGTCGCCTCCCAGCGATGCGATCGGCACGGACAGGAAGATCCCCGTGCCGGCCGCGGTCGCGGCGACTCGTGTGGTGCCGGTGTGGCCGTACCCGTTGACCCAGATGTGGAGGTTCCCGGCGGCGTACCCGCGCTGGGAGCGGCGGAAGTTGAAGTCGGGCTCGAACCTGACGAACGCCACGTCGAAGAACGTGGAGGCGCTCGCGCCGTCGTCGCGCCACTCGACCTGCAGCGGCCGCAATGCGGCGGCCAGGTTGATTTCCCTGATCAGCTGGTGCAGCAGATCCTTGTTCGCTTCGTGTAGGAACAGCTCCCACGCCTGCTCGCGGTTACCGACGGTTGTCGACAGCAGCGGTTGTCCGTCTGCGTAGGGGGTTTCGGTGAAGGCCGGGGTGAGCCACGGCTGCCCGTAGGGGTCGAGCTTGTCTTCTGGGTTCATCCGGCAGTAGCTCGAGAGGTCGAGCGTGCCGAGCTTGAACGTGAACGTCGGGGCCATCCCGGCGGACTATCCGTGGGTGACGCCGGCGATCAGCCTGGCCCGCTGCCCGCCGTGGTCGCTGACGATCCGCAGCGCCTTCTGGTTCATCTGCGCGTTGACGACCTTCAGCAGGTTGTGATCGTCGAGCGCCAGGATGATTTCGACCTTGCTGGCCTCGCCGCTGCCGCCGCGTGCCTGCGCGGCCGCCCTGTTGCCGTAGGGGCCGTCGGGGTCGGGGAGGATCACCTCGCCCTGGTGCACGATCGCGGGGCCGGTCCTGGGGACACGGTCGATACCGGTCGCGAACGTCCCGACGAGCCGGCCCTGCGCCAACGGCGCGAACCCCTGGAACACCGCGTACTGCGCCTGGGAGAGCGCGAGCGCCTGCTGGGTGGTCTGCAGCTGCTGCTGCACCAGCTGCAGCAGCTGTTCGCTGTTCCCGCCCGGCGTGGTGGCGCCGGGGGTGCGGACCTGGATCGCACGGGTCCCCGGCAGCGCGTTCTGTTCGGCGACGAGCTCGCCGATCGTCTTGTGCACCCCGTAGAGCGTGGTGTCGGCGTTGTGCCAGTCGGTCCGCCACCCCGGAGCGTCGCCGGTCAGCGCCGCGATCTGTTTCGTGACGGTCCCGTACAGGCCGCCGGTGCCGACGGTGTAGGAGGAGCCGCCGAGGCGTTTGTTCTCCTTGGCGACCGTCGCGAGCTGCTGTTTGAGGGTGTTCTTCAGCAGCGCTTCGCGGGCTTTGCTCACGGCCGCCGAGGCGCTGCTCGAGGAGGCGAGCTGGCTCTCGGCTGCGATCCCGGCTTTCACGTCGGCGAGCTGGGTCTGCAGCGATTCGGTGTAGGAGCTGTCCTTTTCGATCGGGATCAGCTGCGACTGGTGGTGGCGCTCCGCGGTCAGCTCCGCCTGCAGCCCGGACTGGTGGGAGACGAGTTCGCTTCGGCGGCCCGTGATCGCCTGGCGTGAGAGCGCTTTCGCGAGATTCGCCTTCAGGTTGCCGGTCGTGATCGCTTCGATCTGCTTTTTGACCGTGGCGGCGTGCGCGACGGACCGTGCGAGGAACGCCCGGATCCGTGTGGCGCGTTCCTTTTTCTGCTTGATCGCCTTTTGCTCGCGGTCCCAGGTCTGGGTGTCGATCGTCTGCTCTTCGCCGAGGTAGCCGGCCTCGTGGCCGAGGGTGCCGAGCAGCTGCCCGATCTGGCTGGTGCGCGTGTCGATCCCCGCGATGAAGCTGCCGCCGGTGATCCCGGACGGTCCGAACCACCGGCCGACGGTCGTCCCGGACTGGTTGACGAGCTGGTCGCCGGCCTGGTAGCCG